CGCCTCGAAACCGACCGCCTCCGCGATCTCTGCCGGAATCCTGATAACCAGAGTCTTATCGGGACTCGGTATCGGCTTGACGCTGAACTTGAAATCAGACATGTCTTTCACCTCCCTCGCCTGTGAATCGCATTACTGCCCAATCCTCATTGCCCAATCCTGCCTCACGGCCCACCAAACGATGTGTCCGACGACGTAGCCGGATGGGATGCTTACGACCGTCCAGAACCACCAATGCCCTTTTAGATCGTCGAACGCGCCGCGAATCCGCTCCCCGACGTAGGCCCACAGAGTCACGCGCTTGGGCGTGTAGGAGCCGTTCGGGTAGAGCGCGTGGTGCGCGGCGTTGCGTCCCATGTAATTCATGGAGTCACCGCCTGAACCTTAACGAGATCATGGAACGTCGCGTCCCACATCTTGCTCGGTCGGAAGCCGAGCGCCTCACACAGCGACGCCAATGCGTCGAGGCACGTTTTCCCAAACCCAGCCGGAGACTCCTGAAGGTTTGTAAAGTCCTTCTTTTTGGCGCACCACATATCCCCGTCACGCTCAAGCGTCACGCCAACACGCTCGGCATAAACAGCGGCATCGACATCATTGCAGTGCCATTTCTCGGCCAGTTCTTTGATCCGGGCCGGATTCGCTCCGAGGCATTGCGCCTCGATTAGAATCCGCCACGCGCCCTCTCGCTCTTCCGGGTCGAGCGGCCATAGCATTCTGGCGAAATCGCTCTCGCGTATGTCGGCAGCGGTCTCGCCAAGTTCGCGCTTGTAGATCAACTCGCCGTTTGTGTGCAGATAGTACCATCCGATTGTCATCGCCCCGCCTCCTGCGCGATCGCGCCAACGGGATCGAGAGCGCGGTCGCCGTCTTTGGTGCGCTTCGTGATCCCGCGGGAACTCCGGATCATCCCGGCTTCTTTGAAGTTTTCCCAGTACACCGCAAGCGTCACCGGCGTCATATCCAGCCGACTCTGTATTCCCCACTTGAGCGCCTGCGTGTGACGCCCGCCCGTGGCTGTGGAATCGGGAATGAGTTCCAGGACCGCGTACTCCTGTTTGGTGAGTGGGGTCATCATACGGGAACCTCCTTAGTTTCTGGAACCCTCAGGGCCTTCACGGATTCCAGAAAGTGAACGATGTCAGATAGACAGACCGTCTCGAAAACCGTGCGCGGATTCGGCCAGAACGAGTACTTGCGGAACGGCCCATACCACGACACGCGGCCGAGGTCCATTTCGTCCTCACCGTAGACAGTCCACGCATAGGTCTTGCATCCCGGCTTCGGCTCGCACCGTTCGACGCTGAGGTATTTGCCGATGCGCTCCCTCATGCGTTTGCCGCTTTCGGAAACCTGATTGTCGATTGCACTGGCTCGGCATTCAGGTCCATGACCCGATTCACGTTCTCGGAGATTTCGTCTGCGTTGATGCTGCTGGCCGGAATCTTGAACGTAACCAGCCAATACGTCTCGACTCGGATGTGGTCATCTTCGGTGACCTTCTCCGCCTTCAGTCTCGCCGCCGTGATTTCGCAACGCGCCTTCATGATTTCTTCGCCTTCGGGAAATCGGGCGTGAGTAATTCCTTCACCCGTGCCGGAACAGATTCATACTTCGCAGCGAATCCCTCGCGACCGTTGATCGTGATCTTGAAGCCACCCACGCACGACTCGACGCGAAGCGGCATGTCAACCTTAAAACTCTCAACCCCTGAGTCAGTCATCCTGTCCTCTTTTCTCCCCGAGTGCGGCGGAGGGCCGTCGCACCCGGAGCACCATCAAAACCACTTTGTTCGTGCCCGCTGTAGTTCCGTGCAGCGGGCGTCACGGTCGAACATCGGACCTGCTATGTTGAGAATCCTGGAGTGGACGCGCGGGAAGAGTGCGTGATCGCCACAGGTCACATGCGTGCGCACGCATAGCGAGGGTCTCACTCGCTCAGCTCGTTGACGGTATTGCCCCTCTGAGATAGCAGGGGTATGTCTCCGCTCCCCAGCGATAGTGGCACTCGGTGGATTGAGTCGCCGGTTCTGGATCGAGCACTCTTCCACGACAAATAGACAACGCCCCTGCCCCGCCGCGAGCAATCGTGTGGACACACTCAACCGCGAGACAGGGGACGGGGAACAAGCGGGACCAGCGGGACTCGAACCCGCGTTAGCCGGGCGACAGCCGGATATCCTTGCCGCTGAATGATGGTCCCGATGATTTAATGGACGCCCCGAGTCGCGGCGCGCGGTGCGGGGTAGCTCGCACCACACGGCGACGGTCGAAGCGTCCAAGTTATTGAGGCATCGGTAGGAGGGCCACCCCACCCGATGCCCCCCAACGCACACCCCGGCCCAAAGGAGGGGCAGGGAAGGGGCCGGGAGTGTGCTGCTAATCCTCATGGATGGTGCACCAGCTTGTGGTGAATCGGGCACAGCCCGATGACTGTCAGATGATCCCGCGTCATGTGGTGCCATTCGAGATTCGACTTCCGCGAACACCGCGCCACCGCGCACCGCTTGGGTGTTCCCAGTGTCTTGCGCGTCAGTCGCCGTATCGCATCCATCTCGCGTTCTTTCAGAGTCTTCGGTGACCGCTTGGTTCGATTCTCGATCGAGACCGTCGACCGATACTTGCGATCTCTCCGGCATCGGCACTTCGCGCAGTGACCGTTGTGCCCGTCTGCCTGGGCCGCATCGCGGTGAAACTCGCCGAGCGGTTTCTTCCGGCGACACTTCGAGCACCGCTTCTTCCCTGCTGTGATCCGCGTTTGCATCGTGACCCTCCGCAAACAGCCGCTACCCCTGCGGCGTAGAATTCAAAGACCGGGCGCCGCCTACTCGGGCTCGCGCGCCATTCCCTCCACTACTGCCCGGTCGTGTTCGCTCAATCAGGAACAGACTTACATGCTCTGGCTTGATTCGGATTTCCCGATTCGGCAAGCGGAAGTGTGCGATGAGTCCCCGTGCGATGTACCCGCGCACAGTGTCCGCACTCACGTTCAGATACAGCGCAAGCTCAGGCACCGTGTAGCAGTGCTCATCGGCGGGGCGCTTCTTCACTTAGGACTTCGCCTCCGCTGGCGTCGGCGGCCAGAGGCTGTCAATCGTCACGTCCTTGCCCGTGCACTCGATAAGAGCGGCGACGACTCTTGCCTTGTCCTCATCGCTCGGCGTCCTGATGTCGCGCGCCCAGTTGCTCACGGTGGTCTCATCCGTACCGATCATCTGGGCTATGCGCCTCTGCTTCAGGCCGTTTTCGTCAATGAATTGCTTCAGATTGGTCATGCTCCTCCCGGTCAATACATCGGCAGGAAACCTGCATTTATGCAGACTGTCAAGTAAATTTTATGGCAATCAGTGAAAAATCTGATAAGTTGACTCACGGCAAAGACTTAGCATTTTCCGGCGTGGCGCAAAGGCGGCTCCGCGAAGACATAGAGTTGCGGACGCTGAAACGGCGGATTCGCTGGCTCATTCAGATGACGGATAAGGGCACCATTCGGGACGTTGCCGAGCGGCTTACGAAGGCTGGCTATCCGGTCCACGAAACAACCGTGGGAAGATGGCTCGATGAAGATTCTGATCCGGTGCCGGACGCACTCCATCTCGCGGCACTGCTCAGGCTGAATAAGGGAATTTCTTCGGAGTACATCTTGGGATTGCGTCCCCCTGCCACAGATGAGGAGCGCGTAATCGAGCGAAAGATTGGAGGGAAACCGTGAGTCGATTCAGATCGACCGCAATCCTGTTCATCTTCATAGCCATGATCTTGGCGCTGGCGGCGTGCGCCGACGATCCACCGAAATCACCGACCGGTCCGGGCGATGGAGGTGGGACAGTAACTTGTTCGCCATGTGGCTCCGGAGATGTTTATTGGGACACGAGCGTCGCGAGATGTCGCGACCATGCGAACGGGCGGTTCGTGAAGAGCTGCTGCTGTGGACATTGAGAGGAGAGTGCAATGAGATTTACCATGGTCACCGTAGTGCTCGCCCTGGTTCATGCGCAGGCCCTCCAGGCAGGTCCCAGGGTCGAATTCAGTGGAGGCGTTGCATCACCTGCATTGGATGAATTCAGACGTACGATCGACAACAGCGATTCTAAGGATGGCACCTTCTATTCATTTTCTGTTGGTTTTCCCATGTCTGAAGACGAGCGCTCGGATTTCCACGTCGGATATGAACACTCATGGACCGGATTCGATTTCGACGGGAAGAGGATGGACGTTCGCGCTGATGCCATCTTTTTCGGCATATCGACAGCTATTCTCCCTCGGGCCAACTCCCCCTTGAATCTGGTAGGTAGGGCAGGCTATTCATCGATGAGCTACGGTGAGTATGACGGTCACACCTTTTGGCTTGAGCCCATGGTCCAGCTGAGTGCTGAGATAGACCCGTATGTGCGATTGGGCATGTTTGCTGGATATAGATTCGCGGAGTCCCGTCAGATGGAAAATTCGAACTTCCAGAAAACGGACTACGGTTATGATTTGTCCGGACGTCAGTTGGGAGCATTCCTCCGGGTTGGCCTATGACCGACCTCTCCGTTCAGTCCAGTGAGAGTCACCGACAGGACGAGCCTCGCAAGTGCCCGCATTGCGGCAAGCGGATCATGTGGCACGATTTCGGCGGGCTGGCCACGCTCGCCTGGCATTATCCCGACTCGATCATCACTCAAGCGGTCGTGACTTTGGGCGGCGAAGAAGTTGACGATCATCCCCTGTCGAAGTCCGAACAGAAGTGCGGCAAGTGCGGGCACACACTGATCGAAACCGATTTCCATTGAGCCATGAGTACCCGTCAACACTCCCTGTCTCTATCCAAATGGACCGGCCAGAAGATCAGGACGGCCAGCGCCGGTAAGTCCGCATTCCGCCAGTGGCAGGCCCAGAACCCCGACAAGGCCGCAACCCTACAGTGGAATCGTGGGCATCCATATGCGGTGTGGCGGGACGGGCAGGGAGCACAGAGGCAGGTCCAAGTCTTTGTCGACCGGTTTCTGCAAGACGCCAAGCCACGGGTATCGGTCACTCGGTACCGGGCGCTTGATCTGAGTTGTCGACGGTTTGTCGACTACTGCCGGGAACACAAGATCGGCGCCATAGACGACATCGGCCGACGTGACGTCGACGCCTACGAGAACTGGTTGCCGGCTCACCTGTCCCCTCCAAGCCGCCGCAAACATCTTGAGGATTTGCGGACGGCCCTGAACGTGGCCCTCGATTGGGAATTGATCCGGGCGAATCCCGCCACCCGGTTTAAGGTCCGGCCTGACTACCGAACAAAGGAACGCCGGGCCTTAGAGCCCGACGAAATCCGCATCATCCAGGGCTGGCCGGATCCCGAACGGCTGTACGCGATGCTTGGCATCTGGGCGGGGTTGCGCCGCGCTGAGGCGGCGTATCTGGCCTGGGCCGACATAGACCTCGACCGGAGAGAAATCACGCTGACGGCCAAGCCTGCGCTTGGGCACAGCCCTAAAGGGACACGCTACAGAGACGGCAGGCCGGACCGGATACCCATGGTGCCGTGGCTGGCGGAATCGCTCGCGTTGTGGCGCCGGACAAACTCTGTCCAAAATGGACAGACTCTGTCCTACGTCTTCGACAAGGGCGACGGGCGTCCCCTCCGGACCCCGAACCGCTGGCGGGAGATCATCAAGCGCCGCCTGGAAACGTCGGGAATCCACGATATAACGATACACAGCTTTAGACATTCCTTCATCACGATGCTGGCCCGGGCCGGCGTCAACCGCGCGGTCATGCCCTCGATCGCTCGGCACCTGGACGCGACCACAACGGACCGATATGTGCATATGGAGTTGGCCGACGCGCACCGGGAGATCAGAAAGCTGGTCGAGATTTGCACAACGGATTGCATAACACCCACACCCCCGCCAGACCCGTCCACACAGGCACAGACAGCCATGCCAGTAGATGCCGAAAAGGCCGCTCCCGGCATGGATTAACGCCTTAACCTGTTGTCGTTTAATGACCGCGAGACTAAGAGGCGGGTGACGGAATCGAAGGATTCCCGCCAATACCTATATATATGCGTGACAAGGGCATTTTGCAACGGCATAACAGGCGGCCCAAATGCGGCACGTGAAACGTTGGCAAGTCTCAGAAAATCCTTGCCAACATCCGGGGCGGGGCGTACTAAAGGGGCATGGAGATATATGGAGGGATCACGGTTCACGTCGGCGCAGAATTCGACCCGAAGATGTTAACTGAGCACGTTGTTGCGCTGTGCGAGCGAGCCATAGGGATGCTGGCGGGTGGGCGTCCGGCCAAGCGCCGCATGAGCGGTGTGATGTATCCACCGTGCGATGACTCCGGCCTTGTCTTGCCAAGCCACAGGGTGAGCGACGCGGCCCCCGATTTCCGCGCCGCGCGCTGGGAATGGTGAGGGATGAAGAGGTCATTCCTGCATCGAGGCGCCATTGGATTTTGGCACATAAACCTCCGATGGAATCAATGGCTCGATTGTGGCGTGAGGGTTTTCATTCCGGTTACGGTGGTTATTTTCCGCTTGCGGCCATTCAAGCTTCGGTTCTTTAACCTGCGATGAAGTACGTATCCAGTAAACGACTTCCAGAATTGATGCGAGAATGGGCATCCGGGAAGTTCTTCGCCCTGAGGATCAACAGTAAACCCGGCGAGATTATTCAGGTGCGCACCAACTATGATCAGAAGTACCCCAAGCCTGATACCGACCTAACCCGCCCGATAGGTGAGGGATGAGATGACGACGATTTGCTTCCCCCTCAACGAACCGATCAAGATTAAGGCTGGCCAGATGGTCGAGCTTGTAATCGTAGACGGTGAGCCAACGATCCGTCCAGTATTTAAGGAGGAGCCGTGGGAAATGGCCATCCGTTCACTCAAGCGCGACCTAACCCGTCCGGGAGGTGAGGGATGAAGACAGAGATCGAAATCCGCGAAGCATTGCGCGAAGTAACGCGTCCGCTCAATGATCAAGCTAACGACTTCTACAAGGGAATGGTCCACGGACTCGCCGAGTGTCTCACTTGGGTTCTTGACGACGGAGAATTTGGAACATCTCCGCAATCCCTCTTAGAGTTCACTCCGCAGAAAAAAGACTAACCCGCCCGGAGGGATGATGGAGCCAAAGATCGAACGCTTCCTGAAATTCGCGCAATCGATCCCGTTGACGCCTCGAATGATTGCCGAAATCGATCTCGCCGTATATGGCAGCACGTTCGCTGACGCAGACGGCAAGCGTATTCACCCACTCGACGCGATTCGACGCATCGAACAAAAGTAACCCCGGCCAGTTTCCCGACCGGGGCGACCGTACCGCCGGGAGAAGGGGTCCCCCTGACGCTTTTAGACTTCCCTTACATACTTCGCGTATGCACTCATAAACTTCGCCACAGTCCCGGCTCCCGCCGCCGTGTTGTAGATTAGCTTCCAGTATTCGGCCAACGCTCGGACATTCTGAGAGTCGGGCAACGGCGACGGCACAACGGCATACCGCAACCGGCACATGAACACGGCGAAATCTAAGTCGGTCTCCATCAGTCGGGCTTTGTCTTTGGTCACCAGTTCCGGGAACCTGGCCATGAACTTCTGCCGCAACCAATCGAACGTAGCAGGCTCCATTTGAGCCACCCCGATCGCTGGCCCTCCGCCCTGTTGCATAAGGTAGGTTCCGAAGTTCGACTCAACCGCGATTGTCCCGAGCACAAGGTTTTCCGCAGATCGAGACTGTAACCCACGCCGCTCCAGGGATCGGCGAACGAGGTCGCGGAATTGGTGGCGGTCAAACGACATGAATCACGCTCCCGGATCCTGCACCACGTACTCGCCCTCGATCACCCCGACTCCGCCGGTGTACGTGACGCGCAAAATTACCTTGTGAGTACCGGCCCCGACCTCTGCCGCAGCGAGAACATTTTCCGTGATGGATTGCGGGATTGTTACGACGCCGCCCGACGTCCAGTAGGTAGCGATTGGGGACAGCGACACATTGTCCAGGATCTTCGTTTTGGCCGAATTGAGGGCAATGATCGTGATGAGAATCTCGGTGACTTCCGCTGCGGGCAACACAACGTAGCTGCCGCCCGAGTCGCGCTTATAGGCGACCGTCGTCAGAACGCTGGTTGTGGCTGTTGCAATTTTGTTTTCGGGCACGCTATGCTCCTATGCCGAGTGGACGGTCAGGCCCACGTCCATCATGGTTGGTTGAATCAACATCTCGCTGTACCGCATCGTGGGCACGCAGAGCAGCGGCGTATGAAATAACGTAGGGTGAACAATCGTCGGATCGGCTTTCAGTGTGGCAGCGACGACGATTGGCGTGAATGTCATCGTCGGAAGTATCCGCGTGCCCCGGCATGACATCGGCTCATGGACGGTCGGCGTCGGCTGTGGGCCAGCCGCCCTGCCGAGCCATCGCCACAAGAATGATCGGAATCCCCCAGCCATTACGTCGGGTCACTCGCTGTGATGGGCAACGCTGCCGCATCGGTTGTCAATGTCGCCGTGTACGCGATTGTGGTGTCGTCCTCTTCATAGACCGTCAACGCCGTCCCGACAATCGTCTGCTTATTCCTCAGGGTCCGGAGAGCGTTCAGCGGGCTACGCGCCGCTTCGCCGGTAATCGTGCCCATATCGATCTTCAGGTGCGCCTCCGCAATCGCCGTGCGTTCAGCCGCCGTCAACACCACGCCAGTTGTGCCGGTGTCGTCCAGGATCGCGGCGACGTTGGTGACCAACGTATCGACGTTTGTGTCAACGGTGTCGATCTTCGTTTCGATGGAATTGGTATCAGTCTGGATTGACGCGGTTTCAGCTTTGACTGCCGCAATGTCGGCGGAGACTGAGACTCCAGCCGGAGTCCCGATCTTCGTCTGGATGTCATCTGTGTCAGCCTGCACCGCCGCCACAGCCGCCAATACCGCATCGTCTGCCGTTCCGAGCGCGGTTGCCAGTTCCGCATTCGTCGGCAGATCATCCACGCTGGTTTGCAGCGTCGCGCCGCTGGATGCCGTGAATGCGCTGTTGGTTCCGCGCATGGTTTCCGAGCGTATAGCAGTCACGACGAATGTGTCACCGGCAGATGGAACAGTGGGCAGTTTCTCGGGAGTTGCAGACCCAAGAACAAAGGACGCATCCGAGCCAGACCACGCAAAAGTCAGGACTGATTTAGCGATTCCAGCGTTTGCCCCACTCGTCCAGACGATGACGTTGCCACTGTGGGCCGCCGAAATTCCTGCCCCCGTCATGGTCGCGTCGAATGTTGTCGTCGTGTTGTTTCCAAGATCGATGACGGTACCAGTCCCGAGCACGAGCCATTGCAACCCCAATGCTTCAAGCGCCGCATTGACGGCTGCCTGAATCGCAGTCGCGTCCAGATCGTTGAGCGCCGCAAGTCCTGCGGCGAGTTCGGCGTTCGTGGGCAGGTCGGCGATTGCCGCGTCGAGAGTAGTACCTGTATCGACGAGAATGGCATCCACGTTGGCATCGACAACCGCAAGGGCCGCGTCCAGCGTGGTCCCGGTGTCAACCAATATGGCATCGACGTTCGCATCGACGACAGCGAGAGCCGCATCAAGCGTTGTGCCAGTGTCCACAAGGATCGCATCCACCACGGTCTTAACAGCGATGATGTCAGCGGCAACGTCGGTGCCAGCCGCGTTCGTGATGACGGCAGCCACAATATCCCCAGCCGTCTGCGCTGTCCCGTTGACCTGCTTCACGTTGACGGGGATCGAGCCGTCGCCAGCGGGGTACATCACGATTGGCGATGTTTTCGCTCCGGCGCTCGACGTTTGCACAATCACGATCACGGTATCAGAATTCATTTCCGTCGCGGTCAGGTCGAGATAGTACATTCCCGACGATCCGATTTCTGTCGCTTCATTTGTGCAGTCAGCGAACGCGCCCGCATCTTTCGACACTTCCGAGTCGAGTCCCGTCGCGCCAGTGACCAAATCCCCATCTGCATCGACGATGGGAAACGACACGCGAAACGCGACGTTCTTGAGTGGGACTGGTCTTGCGTCAGTGGATGCCATTATGCCGCCTTCGCGTAAACTGCCGGAACGAATAAGCCGGACTGTGTTTTGTACATGTGTGGCACTGCGCCAAACCGCTTGCGTATCGGTTGGCCACCTGCTGATGTTTCGGTGTAGTCGCAATAGATCGAGGCCAGTCCATCGGCGTCGGTCACGCTTGTCCCGGATGGATCGGGGTACTGTCCGGACCATGTAGTGTATCCCCGCGAAAGAGTCCGGAACCCCAATCCTCCCGACCCGTCCCACAGCGTGCTCACTGTAATCGAAATAACGCCACTGCACCACATCGCGAGGTAGTAATCCACACTGGCCGTCAATGCCGGAGAGCCAGAGAAATTCAACGTTTGAAATCCAATCGCAAAACTATCAGAGATGATCCCCTCATTTGTCTGAGCCACGAGCGAGTCATCGCTCGCCAGATAGAGGGCGCCTTTCAACTTGAAATTCACTCCAGACGGAGTACCCGTCCGCGACAGATACATGCTCAGGCTGTTGGCAGTCCCACCCACGGGGCCCATCGTGAACTGCCCGGCCTTAATCACGTTTTCAATCGTAGACGTGAAGGTGGTACCGACCCCTGTATTCCCAAATGTTGCCATTGACTATTTCTTCCCCAGATCAATGAGCCATGCACACAGCAACAGAAGCGACAGCGCCCCAATCGCCGACAAGACAACACTTACCCAGTAGATCGTTGATCCGTATGTCATTTCTTCCTCGTAGTCCAGAACGGCACCATGAGAGCCGCGATGATTATCACGGCCCCCACGATGCGCATGAATGTGTCAGTCGTCATCGGCTGATCCGTCCTGAATCACATAGTCCCCGCACGTTGGACACTCGCCCATTGTCCCGGCGACGACGCGCCCACAGCGCGGGCAGGTGGCGTTCTCGCTCATCCTTTGTGCCTTTCCGGGTCCGCGCCGTACGTCACGCGCGACCCGCCGCCCTTGCCGATCTTGCCGTTGCGATTGTGAACGATGACTTCGCTCGGCTTGTTCTGCCGCGCCCGCGCCTTGACCGCCGCGACGTAGGTCTCTTTGGAGCACAGCGAAGCACAGTTATCGACAACGCACCAAACGCCGGAGACCTTACAGCCCCAGCCCTTGCCGCGCGGGAGGACGTGGTAGACGGTGCGGGCCATTAGTTCCCGCCACCTGGACGCCCCTTGGCCGGGGTCTTGACGCTCGGCAACGTGATGCTCAGGCCCGTACAGAACAGCGTCTCGTAAACTGGCGCGCCGTACTCGCGCTCACTGAGGACTTCGACCCTGACCGGGATGTCGTTCTCGTAGAGCGTTCGGCGTTGCTCCATGACCTCACGCTTCACGACGACCAAACATCCGTCGATGAATCCGAGATGGCTGTTGATGTCGCCATGTACCCAATAGGGAGTCGTCCAACCATTAACGGGCAGACGCGCGCCCCAAACCGTGTCCATGCCGTAGGACGGATTCATGGGATTGTAGACGTGATAGGTGTACCCGTTCTTCGTGATCTTCTCGGCGCTCGCGCTCGATGCACAGAGGCAGAGCGCGGCGATTGCGAGTGTTGCGATGATGCGTTTCATTGAATCTCCTTAGGGTTGAAATAGCAGGGACGGGATTCGCACCCGCACCTCGTGGTTATGAGCCACGCGAGTTTCTCATTCTCCACCCTGCGAGTCATCAGTTGGCGAAGAGGCGATAGAGCCATGCGCCCGCATTGTCGTCGAACGATTCAAGACCAAACGGAGCCTTCACCGCGTCATCGAACGCTTGGGCCGCGAGATGCTCGCGGTCCTCTTGCGTCAGCGCTTCCAGTTGATCGGTATAGTCGTCAAGCAGGTCGATGATTCGCACCATCGCCTTTGCGCATTGCGCCACGTCTTTGAATGTGTTACCAGACCAGTCGATTTGACCGATCACGGCTTTGAGTTTTGGCAGAAACTCCGCCTTGATGCCCTCGTACACTGGCTTCCATGCGTCACTCATTGTCTTGCTCCTTCTGTTGACTGCGTTAGTTTAGAATAGCGTTGTCGCAAATGGCGTGATTCTCAGCCACGCCTTGAACTCAAGCCCATCCACAAACTCCGGATTCCCCGCGTAGCGGTTCACGTACACGGCTGGCCGGAATGCCACCTGTGGCGACAATGAGATATCGAGCCCACCGCCCGGGCGCGCCTTGAACTCAGTATCCTGTCCCTCGATCGTGTTCGATGACACTCCGACATCGAGGAAGGCCAGCACGGTATTGGTCGCGTTGAGCGTTCCGAATAGCATCACACCGACAGCCGCGCTCGACACTTCCACGCTCTGCACAGCCGAGTCACTCGCCGCAACCGGATCGAATGCCACTGTTGAGTAATCGCCATAAAGCGCGATGCGCGGGTGAATCCGATACTCGGCCCGGAGCGCGTACATCAGCCCCTCATCGAACGTCGATTGAAAGGCCGTCGAATTGATTGCGACCGAAGCGCCCAACCCCGCCACAACAGAGATGTTTTCCTTTGCGATGAATCTCTCGCCCTGGGCCTGCGCCGTGTCGGACATGTCGCCCAGTGCGAGAACGGCGAGTAAAGCGATAAGCACTTTCTGCATGTTGCCTCCTTAGAGTGAATCTTTCACAAGTGGTATCATTAGCGAATCCGTAGTTGGCCCGCGCCGCCAGAATGATCGCGCCCCACTTCCCCGTTCGACATTAAAGTAGACCATGACGGTATCACGGTTCTCTTTGAGCGTGACGTCAACCTTGGACGCCATACCAGCAAGCAGTCCCTCGATTCGAGAAACCATTTGCGACATCTGATCCGACTGCGTTACGAGCCTGTCCTGACCTTTCTCCATCGAGTCCAGCTTCGTTTGCACGACCGTTACGGTCTTAGCCGTGTCTGCAAACTCGGACGCCATGACGTAGGGCAACAGACCGGGGAATTGATTCAGCAATAGAACAACAGCGAATGCGCCGCCTGCCCCAGACGCCGTATGTCGCACGGCCTTTGCTTTCTTCGAGTCTCCCATTGCCCCAGTTAGGGCCTTGTGTAACCCGCTCGGACTATCGTCACCGTTGCCCATTCGCTCGCTCCCTCCGAATCTCATCCCGTAGATCGTCGATCTTGTCTCCGAGATTCTTGAACTTCAGGTCGATCTCGGACTGCGTGTAGGTTGGCGGAAACGTCGTCCGGGCATAGGTCATCGTTCCAACAAACGTGACGAATCCGGTCGCTAACACAAGCGCCCACGTCTTCCATAATCCGTTGCCGTTGCTGTCCGCCATGATGCGCTCCTATGTCTTCGCCAGTGTCAACGTGGACGCGGCGAGCTTCCGGTGTTCGACGCCCATAATCTGAAACGTCACCGCTGAATATCCCATGTTCGCGTCCGTGAACGTGCAGCGGAGTAGCGGCTGGTAAGCGGGATCTGCCGCCGCCTCGATGCGCACGATGTCGTGTCGCTCCTTGCGCCACTCCCCGATGTTGGCGGCATAGTCCGGCGCGATCTGGCGACGGATGAACCGATTCTCGAACGTGCGCGCATTGCGCTTGTAGGCCGCGATAGAGGTCGCGTCACTCCATTTCGATTCATTCCCGTCGGGCATCACTTGCAGCGACTCGGCAGGCTCGAAAATCCAGAACGTGAAGTTGTCGTCTGTGACAAAGACCCCGGACCAGTTGTCGGGAGTGATTGAGAGATACGTTCCATCGGTCGGCTGCGAGAGCGTCGTCGTAATTGTCGCCGATCCCTTGGCCGTCGTCGCGTCTGCATTAACGCCTTGCAACTTGTAGATGCTGTATGCTGTCGCCGACGTGAACACCACGCGCCACTGTGAGTTCTCCCCGGGATTGCCGGATACATTCACATCGTCAAGTGCTCCATCTTTGTCGGCGCTGGCCTCGTTATATCCTTTCACGATTTCCGATGTCCGCTCTTCCGACACCACGGCATAGGGCTTGACCGTGATGTCGTTCAGGATCGCCTCGAAACCGCGCGTCTGAACCTCACCCCTGAGGTAGTTGCGATTGTCTCCGGAGAACGTGAAGGAGGCCGCCCCACTTGTCGTCCGTGGCTTGAATATCAGAGTGCCGTCCGGGGAATAGTAATGCACAAACCCGAACGCTTCGGCAATGAGCGTCCGCAGTTCCCAGAACGACAGCCCCGACACGTCCAGTAGTTGAATAAAACCGGGATCGAAGTTGGCGTATTGACAGAGCGTGTACCGCCCGTTGGGATGATCGGTCCCGGCGTCTACGTAATCGGCGGCCGAGATCCAGAACAAGATTCCTTCTGGCGTCGAAGAGTCCGGATAATTGACCGGCGTCGATGTCATATAGGAACCAAGACCGCGATCGGCGTTGATCGGATCGCCCTTGGCGGCATCCGCCGGGGTGAGGTTAGCGGGATAGAGAACACCGTCCGCCGCTTTCAGTTTCCAAAGAAGATTCGGACCAGCCTCAACAAAGAACAGGTCGCCATTGGCGCGAGTATGCAGCCCCTCTAACCGATTCTCTTGATCCTTGCTGAGATTCTGGAATGCACTGTAGCAGATCGCCTCCATCGACGCCCATGCCGTCGCTATATCATTCGCCAGTCGCCATTTCAACGTCTCACGGTTGAAGAGAATGCAGGTGATGCTGTTACCACTGTCCTCGTGTGTCAGTTCGGTAATCATCCACGCCTGATTCGAGCCGGTCGCACCAGAGAGGTAGGTTGTTTGCGTCCAGCCGGGAGAGGAAAAATCGTAGTGGTAGATTTCCGCGATGGAGTAGTCGGTCGCCGTGTCTTTCCACTGCATCTGACAACAGTAGAGGCGCTTCTTGAAAGTTGCGCCCTGCGGCGAATAGAGGAAGTATGGGACGCGCGTGTTGGCACCTCCGAGCGCGAGATATGACCCAGCCGCGTAGGTGCTGAGGTTGATGTAGTTCAGCCGGTACTTGTTCGTGCTGTCCCACGTGATGTAGTACAGTCGGCCACCAGCAGTGTAGATGTTGAGCGAGCAGGAGAAGAAATTCCCATTGCTCCACCGCCAGCCATTCGCCCCCGGCGCGTCTCCGAGGTTGCGATCTCCCGTAAAGTATCCCCGCCCCAACGTCGCCGGCAGCGTGCGGTTTGGCGCGCCACCCGCCGGAGCATCAAAGAGAGACACCGGCTCTCCGTCTGTATCTAAGTGTCGATAATTGTCCGTCGCGTTTAGTCCAGCCGTGTATCGAATTTCTTGACGAAATGGGACAAAGAGGTTTTCTCCCGCAATGTCCGGAGGGATTTGGCCGATCCTTTCTTCCTCTCTAAATTGATGCGTGCCAGGGAAGACATCGGTCCCCATCGAGCGCTCAGTGTCGAGGACGGTATATGCACCGGTTCCTGTCGCGTCCAGCGTCGTGCACCATGCTGTCGTGACACGGCCGCCCGATGATCCGGAGTAGGCTTCGATATCACACTGCACCAGAACGATCCGCTTATTCTCGCCTCCGGAGTCCGCCTCAGTGGTGTAGAATGCCCGGACCACATCCCGGCCGGCCGTGAGCGTGTTGCGAAGTGTGTAGACGTTCGTGGTCGGGTTGTAATCGTAAATCTTGTGGCCGACACAGCAGACCAAGCAACTCCGCTCAGGGTTCCAGATAACGACGCGACAGCGGTCCGGCGTGACGCCCTCAGACACAGCCGGATCATCCGGAGGGATGTTGCGAGTGGTGGCAATCTCGCGGTCGTCCGCCGTCATCAACCGATACGTCTCAGTGATGTCTGTCGCCAAATCGTCCAGCGCCCATGCGGTGCGTTCGATGATCTCGGAGTAGTGTTTATCTTTGAACCAACCGTACGACAGGTTCCCCTCTGATTCTTCGTCGCGCCAACGGTACATGGCCACCTCATCCGTAAGCGCTGCCGGTGCTGTCGTCGTCCAGTCGGACCCGTCTCCCACTTTAGATGTGTCCCCCAATGGATGCCGCTCTGCCGTCTCCCCGTCACATGCCTGATCGGACGCGCGAGCGTCCAAAGAGATTGTCTCAATCATCACGCTGTTTCGGTCTGACCGTGGCTTCACGTCGCGCACGAGGGCCACGCCGATAGCGGTGTTGTTGCATTTGATCCGCAACATGCGCTTGTAGATTGACTTCCCGTATGGCTCGGAAGAGTTGTAGAGCAGCCCGTCCAGCACATCCAGATTATTGAACATGCCGTCGGAGTTGTTGCATTCGATACGCCCGACATTCATCCGGAACGCATTGGGAAACGCTCCCTCCTCGACTGTCGATCCGATCCCGGAGAAATCCAAGAGGCGCTCCGTGTAGTCAGTCCAGACATAGGCCGACCCATTCCACGTGCGGAATTCCAGCGTGTACGTGAGATTGGACGCGCCGGTCTGGGCGATTGTCTGTTGCTGCGAGAATGCCATCGCGGTCTATATCTCCGCCAGTTGCAGTGTCCCGAAATAGTTGTTGCTGTTCACTGACGGGGATCGCATTCGGAGATTGAAGTCTCCGGTCGGTAGGACATAAAGCTCCGTCGGCAGATGCGCGAGATTGGGATTCCATCGCAGGGGAGTCTGCAAAAGCCACAAGGATCGCAGCGCCTTGAGTTGCGCCAAGCCGACTGATCCGAGGTGCATCGTGTATTCAAACTTCGCGGTTTGGGAATTCCCCGGACGATGCTGAATCAGCTTGTTCGTCGGAGACCGCTGAAACGAGCGGTTGGGGGTAATGAGACGCGGATCATCCGGCATTGCCGGATTGACCGAAAACGTATACAGCGAGTAGAGACGTGCCTCATCCAGCTCGACAGTCGGACTTCCGGCGCCGGTGAGCTCCAGTCGAGCATAGACGTGAAGCTGTCGCAACGTATGAGTCGTCGAAATCGTGCGCGTTACTGTATATTCAGTCCAGGTTCCCGTCAATGCAGTTGCGGTGTTTCCTGTTCCCCCAATCGTTCCACTATCCGAGTACTCGTCGGCGAATAGCCGGATCGTGCATGTCCCCGATCCAACATTCCGTGCCCAAACACTGTAAGTGAAATCGAGTCCGCTGTGCCCGATGCCATCAAGGGAATCGTCTCCCCTGATACGGACATACTGTTCGACATCTCCGAGCACGGCCACGCCCGGAGCGGCGTAGGCCATGCGCTGAAAGTATGCTCCCGCTCCGCCCGTTCGTGTTCCGGCCTGACGTGAGAAAGTCGGCGTCGCGCTGCTGAACGCATATGTCCAGCCGTCTGCCATTGCCGCCGTGTCCGCCCAGACCTCAAGTGGCCCATTGTCCAAGAGAGAATGGTAGTTGCTATAAAGACCGCTCGCAAAGTCGAGGTCATACAGCGTGGCCAACTGCATGGGATCGCCGAATGCCATTTACTTCGCCACCCTCGCGACAGAGTCAACCGTGATTTCCAGATCCGGAGATTTGATAACCATCTCCGCGAACCACTGCCCTCCATCGGTCCGAAGATTCAGCGATTGCAGTCCCTCGACTGGTGTTCCTGAATCGGCATCCGTGACAATCGTACCCTTGACTGTCCCGTCGCTTACGATCTTGAGCTTTCCCATTATGTTGCCCTCTGTCCCGCGTCCGCACCCGCGCGGCGTAGCTGTTCCATGTTCCACAGCGAGAATTCGTTATAGATGTCCGTCTTGTCGAACACGTGGCCGTTGATGACCATTGTCGCCGAGTAGTACAGCGTGACCGGCCCCTGAGAAACGAGAGTGCGGCCCGAGGACTTACTGGACGAACCGCCGCCACCTAACGAGGCCACCTCGGATGCCGCAGCATTGCGCTCATCCTGAGCGCCGAACGCCGAGACGATCCCGGATATCGCAACGGCTCCCGCCCCTGCATAAGCTGCCGCCCTAAATTTCTGGGCGGCTAATGCGGGATTAGTGAAGGAGGCAGCGATACCTTCCGCCAGCCACACGACAGCCTCTGCCGCCAACTGTGCGCGCGCCGAATCCCCAACCGCCTGAATCGTCTCCCGTAAAGTCGCGTGCTGAATCAAGAGGAGTTGGGCGGCGTTCGCGGCAGATGCTTTTCCGATCTGCTCATAGGTCTTAAGCACTTCGCTCTTCTCAATGGTCTTTGTTTTCTTTGTGGCCTTCTCTTGCGCATCGAGCGAGCGCCGGACAGCCTCGTTCCGTTTCGCCAATTCCGTTTCGAGAAAGAGAGTGAACTGCGCTTCGATAACTTGCCTTGATCCGTCGAACGCATTGGCGTTGTTCAGTCGATTCTCGTATGCAATCTGTTCTGCCGCGATGACTGCATTGGATGCTTCGATGATTGAGAAAACGTCGCCGCCCTGACCGGCGGTCCCCGCTCGGACATTCGCGCGCGCGACTTCGATGTCGAGGAGCTTCTGCGCGTTCTCGGCTTGATTGCGAAGACCTTCCGCAATCAGGCGACCAGACGCCTCTTGACTCGCATTAAAGAGTTTAGATTGCGCTTCCGAAAGCGCGGTGGCTGCTTTTGCCGCTTCCTTGGCCGGTTTCTCAAAGTCAGCAATGATCTTCAGCGCCGCAGAAAGACTTGCCTCAATCGTCCGTTGGGAGTTTATCAGCCCTTTTTGCGCGCGCTCGAATCCCTTGACGGCTTCCTCGGATTCGCCGAACTCACTGACGTATGCCCGCTTTTGCTGTTCAAGTGATGCGACGACGGTTGTATAGGTGGCTTGTAGCGTTGCCACCTGGGCCTTCGCGGCGTCGTATTCATCCTTGCTGCGCTGGCGGGCTGCTTCTCCGACCTCGCCATTGGCAAGAGCGAGCGAGTTAAGGGCCTCGACATTCAAGTCAACCGTCTTAGCCCATGCCTCCATCTCTTTTCGGTTTTTGCTGATCCCGTCAGAGATTAAGGCAATGGCCGTGACGATGATCGCCAGCTCCGGCGCCATTGCCGCGAATGCCGACGTAACTGAACCGATTGCAGAAGGTAGGCCGATCAATCGACCACTGAGCAGGGCCGCGCGCGCTTCCGCCGTGCCCATTACGGCATTGGCCTTACCAAGCCCGCCCGTGAATCTTGGGGCAGCTTTCGTCCCCGCCTTCTCCATCGCTACAGTCATGGCGGTCATTTGTTCGACGGCCATCTTGGTGTCGGCGGATATTCTTATGGTTGTCTCAACGTCAGCCATTGTCCCTCTTGTATTTCTTCACCGATTCCAACTCGCACTCGCTTACGACATTGAGAGCCTTCTGAATCATGCGCCACTCTTTGATCGGGAGTTCTTTGTAGCTGCCGCCCCAGAGCGATTGATGCATCTCGCGCGCGACTTTGAATCGCGTGAGGAAACGCAACACGTCCGGCCTGACTTTTGGTTTTGTAGCAATGCGACACTTGGACCGGCCCCGGCATCCAACGCAGAAGACATGGTAGACCGGACAAGCCATGCAAACAGACAGCGCGGGAGGTGACTTGGGATCAATCCAATACTGACACCCGGCCCCGGTGAGCGAATCCCTCGGGTAACACCAATTGTCCGTGATCGGGTCAAAGGACCACCTTATCTGTTTTTCAAGATTGCGGAGTAGATCGTCAGAAGCTGCGAAAGTGGCTTACGTATTCGAGATAAAGCGCTTCGAGCACGTCCCCCTTCATTGCCTCAATGGTTTCTGGTGTGACCTTCCGACTGTCCGTCCATCCCTCTGACCCGTATTTCGTCCACGCGCCAAGCGACGCCGTGACGGTGAGGATCTGCTTGCTCTTGTGATCGGAGACGACGATTGTCATCTCGTCTCCAAGATCGACTGCGATGTCTTCGGGGTTAGTGCCAGTGCGCTTGAACTTCCAGCGCATGTTCATTTCATCCGCGATGCGCCGCTCTTCCCCAACTGTGATCGAGCGCATGCGAAACGTGACGCCGTTCACTTCGACGGAGATCATCTCCCGCTCGGCATCGGCCCAACAGTTGGGAAACTTCGGCTCTGCCGCGTCCGATGCCGGCTCGATTGTCTCTTGTGGTCTTTCGTCAGACACTAACCGCCTCCTGGGTAATAAGAACGATTGCTATGAGAGCGCGTCGCATTAGATGCCCGCCCCGTCATAGGCCCCGGTCGCCGTGGCCGGACCCGCCTGCTCATCCGTCACCACAATTGATGACGTGACCTGATCCAAGTCGTAGGCCACAAAGGGAATCTCTTCCATGAGAATCCCCTTGTCGCCGTAGTTGGGCGACTTCCCCTCGAACTTGACCACGCCCAACGTGATGACCATTGTGTAGTCGGCGTCTGAGGGATGCGTGAACGTGAAGACGAGAGACGCGGTAGCGCCGGACAAAAACTTGTCGTACATCTTCGACGCAAGCGACGAGGCGCCGTCATTGGCGAAGCGCCGCCTGATCGTGCCCGTCACGCTGTGCCCCTTGCGCGACAACCGCTGACGCTGAACTGACCCGAGCGAATAGGACTCCTCTTCCGACTCGCACAACTCCCAATCGCAGTCGATACTGAACCCCTGAATCGTCTCTGCCGTTGACGCGTCCATGTTGAACGTGGCATGTTGAAAGAGCCAGTATGGCGTCGCCGTCAAAAGCGCGGTGATTGCCGGCATCGTGATTTGAGCGATGGGGGTCTCGTTCTTGCCGACCGTATCGACCGAGTATTCCAGCGCGCCGCCGACTTTCGCCTCCAGATGCAGCTTCTTGAATTGCAGCCCGTGGTAGAGGTAGGAAATCCCGGCCTTGTTTGCCGCCGCCGACATGCCAACGAACGGCAGGTCGTTCCACAAATATGTGTGGTAGTATGTCGTTCCCACCACACCCGGAGTGACAACCTTGCCGAGTGAATTCTTGAGAATGATCCCGAAGTCACCCTTGCACGGCACGACGCCGCCCCAGCCGCCCTGCACCGATTCAATCCCGAGCTGATCTTCGTCCTGCTTCATGCCGGCGACTTGGCGAATGTGGTCGGTCTTGATTCGCCCAATCGTCTTCTCCAGTGTGACGCCGGGCTTGTGCAGGATCGTGTATGTCGTCCCCGACGACATGGTTTCCGCAGACCCATAGGAGGCCGACTCCTTCAACCACAGTGAACTCTGAAACCCGAATTGATTAGCCATCTTGGACCCCCGCTATGCGAATGTCTGCGTGTGACTCTTTGTGTAAGTGTGAATGACTGTGAACTTGCCCGCCAGCAACACACCTGTCTCTGCCTCAATCGGCGCGAGGGTTTCGACAGTCGGCCCAAACGCCTGGTCATCTATCAGAAATGTTCCGTATCCGTTCGGCATGGGGTTCTCAATTATGTATGCGACCATCTTCGAAAGCCGCGAATAGACCTTGTCGTAAGCCACGTCGATGCGCGCATTCGTGCCGTGGATGTACCACACCCGCATCGTGACCTTGTGGTCGATAACCACGGTCGGCGACGCCAACCCAGACAAGACCGGCTGCCATCCGACGACCTCAATCGCGATGCAGTTGCCGCGCTTGCCGACTTCCGCCGACTGATAGCGGAACACCTCAGACACTTCCCATGTCGCGATCTGCGTTTCCAGTGCGGTCTTGAGATTGACAACCGCGTCAGTGATGATGTCGCCGGTAATCGTGGGCATCTACGCTCTCCCCCGACCAATGGCCACGGCCTTACCCTTCAGGCGATTGAAATACGCTTTAATCTGCGCCTGTAGTGCGATTGCGTCGTCCGGCATCAGGCCCAGCCAAGTGCGACGCGGCATGTGCTTGCCGCCCTGCTGGTGAATGCGCCCGACGTTGAAGAATCCGTTAAATCGCATTACAGTGAACGTGAATCCCATCGGACGCATTTCGATGAACTGACCCGGAGCACCCTTTGTTGAGGCGGCCCGGCGCAACTCACCTGTGCGCTCAAGGATTCGCTTGCCAGGGAAGTGCTTGGCTTTCCACTTGGCGTATGCCGTAGACAGTGGTGCCCATCCTTCACCGAACGGGCTTGTCATCTGCCGAAACGTGACCGAATGCCGACGCCTGATATTCGGGATGAACCTGTCCCACACTTCGCGCAGGTCTTTCAATCCAAGCGAATGCACGGTTATGACCTGGTGGATCGCCCGCCGCTCACCAATCGGCCATATGAATTCAAACTTGGCCATTAGGACGTACCCCCAAACGGGATGAACTGCGTGAGCGCAATCGCCGCGGTGCCTGGCGTGCCTGCCCCAGCAATCAACGACTCACCCTCCAGCACGATGTCACGGCCGGCAACTGGAGCCGACTTGCCAGTCGGCACGATTCTTTCCAGCATCGCGTCCACGTCTTTTTTCCATTCGAGCACAGCCGCCGGAAGATTGTCTTTCGTCATCCCCGGCTGGAAGATCAAATAGCACTTGTAGGCGGCCAAATTCGTGGCCATCGCGTTCAGCATCGTGACCGTGTTGTGGTTCGACATTGACAGCGGGACATCGTAGAACCGACTGAGCCGCACAATGATTTCGGACTCGGCCTTCTGGATTTGAACCTCGACACTCGTATGGGACAAATCGGACTCGTTGCCCTCTGCTGGTTCCGCGTCCAGAATCTGAACACGAGCGTCCCGCATAAGCTGCTTTTCGACCTCTTCCCGCGATGTCAGATTCGTGATCGTTGCCATTGTCGCCCTTAATCATGGCCGCCCGAGAGCAGACCCGGACGGCCAAGAGACTCACCCCAGTCGAATGTTTATGCGCCTGTCGATCCGTAGGCTGAACGCGGATCGCCGTACCCCGTGGCGATCTTGTTGTCGACCTTGTACCGATAGGTGTTCTTCGTGAATGCCGATTCGGAATCGAGACCGTCTTGCGGGACAAAGCGTTTCGGCATTTGCTCCGCGAAAATGACGGGCTTCGGGTCCATCGACTGCGTTGCCAACAGATGCCACTCGGTTGTGGTCTTCAGGAACGGAGTGATGATATACTCCGCATCGCCCTTGTTGACGTTGCTTGTCGCTCCATCGCCGGCCGTAATGACCGTAAACTCGGCATTGAGCAACCGCTTCACGACTGTCCGGTTATTGGAATGCGCAACCAATAGATCCGGCACCAGCCCCATCGGCTCACCCGCGTCATCCTCTGCGGAATTGACCGTCTGCCATCCGGTCTGGTATGCCACACCGTCAGCTGCGAGCACCGCTGAATCGAGGTTGTCGTGAGTCGCCGAATCGCCGTAGGTGTGCGTGGCCTTGTAGAACGCCAACCCGTCAAATGACAACAGCGTGAATCCGTCCGACAGGGTTTCGGCGGCGATCTTCATTTCATATTTCGCCGCTTGGCGCATGAGGTTCTTGACGAACAGCGTGATCGTTCCGAGCGGATCGTTCATAAACGTCTGCTCGTTGACCTCGATCCCAACACCATTTTCGGTGACGGTGATCGTGTAGTCGTGCGGGAATGCTTTACCGAAGATGAGCGTGTCACCCATTGGGCGCATCATCGGAGGCGCACCCAACCAGTTGAACGTCAGCTTCGTTTTGCCGTCGGTGTCAATCACAGTCACGAACTTCGTCCAGTCAGTGGGCTCTGCGCCCATGACCTGATCGAAGGTCGCCTGAAAGAGCGTCCGCACTCCGGCGAGGAAGTTGCTATCTACTATCATTACCAGTTTCCTTTCTCGTTGGAGCGATTAGGCTGCAACCGTAGAGGCCGCAGCGGCGGCGAATGGACGAATCTCAACCCACCAGTCGGAATCGCTTACACGCTCGACCGCGATACCGACAGGGATGTCGTTTGTTGCGCCAGCTGCATCAGTGACCGTCTGATCATCAAGAACAACGACATGATGACCGCCGTCAGCCTCCTCGACAGATGAGGCCGCAATGCGGAAACACCCGCTCGTGTAAACCTTGACCCAATACGTTCCGGTCGCCGCGCTGGTGACCTGCTCGACAGCAATACCGGCGAAGATGTCAGAGGCGGTATCGGAAGATGCTTGGGCCAATCCACTTGCGCCGACAATCGACACAAGCGAACCCTGATAGATCGTCTTAGATGCGACCATTTTCAGACGCCGGATATTTCCGGGGTCTTTCATTTCTCGTTGCTTGTCCGCTGTAAGTGCGGCCATGTCGTACTCCCTTCAATGGCGCCCCATGAACTACTCGGCAGCGCCCATGACCTTGAGTTGTGCGTTTGCGATCTGATCTGCGCTCAGGCCGACAGTTTTGGCCGCGCGCTCGATCGCTGTCTGAACCTCGGCATTCAGAGGCTTTGGCGTCGTCTTCTTGCCATCGCCGTTGTCCGCTCCGCCATTGCCGCCCGACGCGCCGGCTTTCGCGGTGCTCAGAAATGCACGCTTCGACATTTCAAGCTGCGCCTTGCGGAGATCAGAGTCGGAGATTGCGAGCAGGATCGGGCGCACGATCTTCTGATCGTCCACCGTCATGCCCGACGCCGACAACTCGGCATCGACCGTCTTTTCCAATTCGAGCCGGTCGGCCTTCTTCTTGTTTTCGTCTGCGCTGGCCGCCAGGGTTGTTACCAGTGGTTTCAACTCAGCCACGTCCTTGCGCAGTTGTGCGAGTTCCTGTTTCTCGTCCATCGAGAGACTCCCTTTCGTTTGATCCGGTGATGCGCTTGCGGCAAGACGCCCCTTCACGGACGCCCGGGGAATCGCCGGGTTGTCAACGAAGTCAACGTCCACCCGCTCGTTTAGCTTTGCGAGTTCCAGGACACGACGCCCCTCTACCTCTCCCAATTCCCAATCCACATTCTCGGAGAAGATAGAATTCTCAATCAGGGTGACATTGAGCCCGATTTTGCGCAGCTCGTGTTGTTCGTCCAGGACGACCTTGACATCTGATCCATCCGAAGTCGCCAAGACCTTCAGTTGACCAAACACGTCAACGCCTCCTGCGAGATTCTTCACTACCTCGACTGTCCCGGGAATGACATACCCGGAGGCAACTTTCTCGCGTTTCGGCTTACCGGTTTCTTCTCTATTTCCGTTTGGATGGTTTAGGAATGATCGGCCTCCATCGAAGCGCCCCTCCTTCACTCCATCCACGAGTGTTTCTATTGGCAAATACATTTGCACACGCTCGCCGTTGTGCTTGACCCACTTCTTTGCGAACCCGGACGAGCAAATCAGAATCCGGTAGACGCCCGGCCTGCCGTCCATCGCTTCGCATTGCAGTGGAATCCTTGACGACCGCATGCGTGAGCCCCCGGCATTCAACGACGCGGGTGGCTCATCGATCATCTCGGTCGGGGCTGATTCCGCTGGCGTGTATGTGATGTCGTACTCTTCGGGATCCCCGAGCACGACACCACCGTCCGCATCGACCGTGATCGGCAGCTTGTAGTATTTCCCGTTCAGCGTGTCCTGACAGATTGCCGACGAATCGTAAAGCTCCATGATGATGAAATCGTGTTCGGCCATCGCGTTCATGTAGACATTCCAACCGTGCGCGTTGATCGCGTCGTAGACCTTGGAGCGAAACGCCTCCATCCCCTCAGACGCCTTCGGCTCATCGGGATTTTCCGGAATGCCGGGCGTCGTCTCGAACACCACAGGAATCGAATGCACGGCGACCGTGATCCCGTCCTCGATCTCCTTGCGTCTCTGCATCAATTCCGCGTGTGTCATATTCCCTGCCTTCCCCCTCACGGGACAACGATCTGAACCTTCGGGCCCTGTGCGAGCCGCTTAACGCCCCACGTGACCAATCCCTCGTCGAACCCGCCCCGATTGAACGAGCGCCGTTTCATGTCTTGCAGTTGTGATAGCTTGTTGCGAAGAGCCTTGTATGCAGCGCGCGTCGACTTGGCATGGTCACCGCACTTGGCAAGCCAGTTGTTAAATGTCATCAAATACGCCCGCTGCGCCGCTTGGGGGTGGCTCTTTACATCATCCGGTAGCTGCCACAAGGCCGAGTACCCGCGAAGCACTCTCGCATATTCAGCGTTAGACAGATTGGGGCCAATGACATCCCCAGGCTGAAGTTCGTAGCGGTTTAGATTCTTAATCTTCCGCGCAAGGGCATCCCGATGCTTGACCGGTCCGCCTGTATGTGTCAATCTGTCGAGTAGCTCTGTCATCGTGTCCTCTGGGCCGAAAAAAGGCCCGCCGCCCCATACCCTGCGAGGTCGCGGGTAGGAGGCATTGGGCCTCGACTTTATCGTCGGTGCGGGGATCAGCCGTCCGACATTTCGGCATGGCTTAGATCAGTATTGACCCCACGGCCTAATGGTTACAATTGCCTTTGTTCCCGAACTGTCGGTCTTCGCGCCGTGATGCGCCACGAATCGCGAGAATGCGTATTTCTGCGGCGTCATGTCTTTGAACACAGGCAGAGAATCTGCGGCAGTGATCGAGTCGATAGGCGTCCAATAGATTCCATCGTTCGATTGCTGTAGGACGACAACTACCGCGCCAGAGTCTCCCGCCGCCGCCGCAACCGCAAGGCACGGCTGACAGCCGGGACGCGACTTCAACCCGACCGTGATGTCGTCCCAATAGCGCGAATCGTAGACGATGGACGTATCGAAGTCGGCGCTTGCGCCAACACCCGCTGAGTCCCAGATGAAGAACGTGGTCAGGGACACGTTGGCCGAGTCGTTTTGAACCGGGAACGTGGTCGTAGAGATCCCACCCGTATTCGCATTCGGGGCCAAAGCCAAGACCAACAATCCCGCAAGTGCAATCAACGCTACGCCGCTTCTAAGCTGCATCTGCAACCTCCATCGCATTCTGTCGGTGCATCGCCGGGAATCCCGACGGTTTCGACCAATTCGTCAAAGGTGTACGGTCCGCCCTGTGATCGGGAAATGCAGTCGTCGCAATGCTGGGCACCGGGATCGAGTATCCACCTGAATCCATCCCCGCCCTCCGCAATCGCATCGACTCGCCCAACCTGGTAGCCCTGCCAGCCCGCCGACTCCGTAGCCAATTCCAGACGGTACTGAGCATCCTGCTCGACGAGCGTGATCGTTTCCTCGAAGATCGTGAGGTCGTCAAGCTCCCACGCCTTGGCAGCCCCATCAGCGATATTCTTGGCGATACCCGCAAGGTCGTCCGAGAACCGCGCTTTGATTGCGACCGCGAATGCATCGGCTGTCGGCATGTCACTTCTTTCCCCGGAAATATGAATTGAGACCGCGCCACACAACGACGACGCTCCAAAATATCGCGAGCAGCATCACCGTATTTAGCCGCGAATCAATTCGCTCAGCGATAACAACCAGAGAGTCCACTAAGCCGCCACGCTCTGCGCACCCAATTGCCGCGCTTCGTCGATCATCCCGAACATCTCCATGCGCGCCTCATCCAGAAACTTCCGATAGGCCGCGTCAATCTTCCCTTTGTCGCCCTTGCTCGCCTTGGCCTCCTCGATGAAGGCCGCGAGCGTCTTCTTAAGAATCTTCTTTGACTTCATCGTCGGCGTCTCAGCCGGCGTATCCTCAACCGCCGCCGATGCCGCCAAAGGCAGATTCAACTGATTCGCACGCGACGACTGGGGAAGTGTAAGGCCCTGATTCACCTGTGGTTCAGCCGGCGCAAACCCCGCCTGGATTTCTTCGTCGATCTTCTTGGACATCTCTGGCCAAGTCACCGCCCCGCCGCTCAACTGTTGCAGCGCGTACTCATGCGACCAAATCTTAGCGGCGACCAATTGCACAGCCACTGGCCCCAACGTCTCAACGTCCGGCGTGAGTAAATTCGGCGCTGACATCTTGAGCCAGTCGGAGATATGCGTTTTGCCCTCTGGCTTTGCGAGTCCAGTGAATCGCCCCGCCTTGACGAATCGGTCAAACACCTTACGATACGCTTTCTGGAAATGCTTGATGATGACATGCTGATGCGACTGCATCATGCGGAAATACGGATCGCTCTGTGATTGCGAGGTGGCGACGTTCGTGCTGTTGCCGTCGGACAGCACATATTCCGGCGCGCCCATACCGACGGCAGCCATGAGCATAATGCGGCGAATCTCATCGTCCTGTGATCCGGCGCTGACGTTGGCGGTCAGTGATGCCATCTTCACGTCCGGGCCAGTGATGAGCATTTGCCCAGGCGCCATCGTCTTGTAAGTCTGCCCGCGCGGATCGGTCTTGTTAACGAGCTGCGCCTCCATCGCCGACTTGACCAGATTGACAGCGTCAAGCGTCGGCTGGTCGATGATGACGTGATTGCCAACAATCGACTTGGCAACCGCCGCTGACCAAATCGTTTCGAGCGTCCGGCCATAGAGTGATGTCCAATAAATCGACGGCTCTAACATCGACGTGCCGCGCAACTCCCCTGCCGTGCGATTGATGGCAGTGTGCACCATCTCCTCGGCAGGGATGTCCTCGTACATGATCTTGATCTTAGGAGCAATTGCGGCGCGCCCCGGCTGCGGGCCAATCTTCGGCTCAGGATACGTCAACTCCTCCCAGCGCCGGCGGTAGTAAATCGGCTTGCCGTCCTTTGTCGCTATGCGTTCGATCTGTGTTGAGGGGATAAGCTGTACGACAGGGATATCGCCCTCAAACTCAACCGGCACACGCGTGAATAGATTCGCCGTCGTCACCAGTTCGTTCGATGCCTGATGCTGGCCGTCGTCGAGATCGTTGGTTTCCCAAACCGCCTCTGAGTATGCGAGGAAATCCGTCTCGGGACAGTCTGACGAAAACTCGATCCCGATCCCGATGCCCAGCTTGTCGTAGTAATCGACACCACGGAATACCAGCGGGTCGCGCTTACGGGATGTCTCGATCTCCTGAAACACCCGCTCTTTGCGGTAGTCGAATGAGTCCTGCCCGCGCTTCGTTGGGTCGTCGAGGCCCGTCAACTGCCAACTGAATTGACTGTTGGCCGTGGCCTCAAGTGCCAAGTCGGACTTGACCAACAGTCCGCTCTTGCGCGCAACGAATCCAGCGGGAGTTGAATCAGCCAACCGAAGCCCCCCGCCCGAACGAGGAAACGAAAGAGACCGAACCCTTCAGCTCCCATGCGAGATTTGTATACGCCCACGAGAGGAAGTAATGATCCTTCTTGCTTCCCTCAACCCAGCGATATACGACGCGATCTTTCGACCGTTCTTCTACGCGATTCGATGCGGTCATTTGGTCTTTGTAGTCAGCCACGCCCATCACGTCACGAGGGAGTCGTGCGACCGGTTCCTCGTAGAACGCCGCAACCGCGCGGTCGATTGTCTGAGTGCGCGCGCATTTGACAAGGCGCTCATCGGGAACCATGAGGTAATGCGGATCGGAATTGTCTTTCAGCGTGAAGTCAACGCGCCAGACACGGCCTTTGAACTTTGCTGCGAAATCTATAACCTTACGCGTCTCGGGATACGCATCAACGCAAAGACGGAGTTCGGGGAAGTCGGTCATCAGTTTTTCAAGCCGACTGAATTCCTGAAATTGGTCGATATAAATCACGCGGCGCTGATGGTCCATGATCGTCACGTTGAGCATAGAGCCGATGTCACAACCGCCATAGCATGGGCCGGTGAAAGCGGTCACGCGTGTATGGTCGGCACAGAACCCTCGAAGCATGGCCTCTGTGAGTTTCAGCCCCTTAGCCGCATACGCTTTACCGAGCCGCTGATTATAAAACGCTTGCATCTTACTCGGATCGTGCAGGGCGTCGATGAACTCATCGAACAGTTCGCGCATCGGTACGAATCCAGCATGCACCGCGCTGATCCGATAGCCGTGTACTTCCCGGCCTGGATGCGTTGCAACCCATTCTCCCCTGGCATAGCGATCCATCGCCCGATTGCATTTCTCGCAGACAACTTCGGGAATGCCGTTGGTGCTGAGTAATTCAAATCGGCCTTCATCGACCTCACGCACGACATGCTTGAACCAGTCGATGACTTGCTTATAGCCGCAGTGTGGGCAGGGGATAAACCACTGACGCTGATCGCTCTTGCCGTACAGCTCATCGATCCCGAATCCCTCATGCGTTGGATTGCCGATGAACCGCTCGAAGCGAAACTCGGAGTGACCCATGCGTGACTTGGCGAGATTTAGGTTTCCCTGATCGCACTTGTCGAGCTCCTCGACGTAGTTCACATCCGACGGAATCGAAAAGAAATTGGCCGGCGCATTCGAGCCGACCATCGCAATCGATCCCATGCCGACCATCTTCATCGTCACTGCATCGACTGCGCCCTTGCGAGTGCGGGTCGTGGATGATTCAGCAAGCTGTCGATAAAACGGCGTTACCTGTATCGTCGGGTCAAGCCGCTCATTCACCCACTTGTTTCGGAGATCGTCATTTGGCCAGACCTCGAAGATCGACAGGCCGCGTTCGAGGAATGCAATCTGCTCGGCGATTTTAATTTCCGACCATCCGCCCTGGGCGTTTTTCTCAAGAACCTTAACCCGCGCTTCGTCGCGCAGCCAACCCTCCAGGTACGCATGACGTTTGAAGTCGAGGCGTATGCCTTTATGCGTCCGGTGTTGAGTCTTCGCCAGCCACAGTGGACGCGGGATCTGCCTGCGCAGTGTCGACGCTGTCTCGAAGCTCTCGGATTCGTTCGGCGAATATCGAAGTGAACTCTGCATACTGGTCATCGTCGAGGGCAAAGACTGCATCGACAAGTTGGTCTGGCGTGACGGGGACAGAAGTGTTCTCTGATTTGCTGTGGTCTTTGAAGATGCCGACGCCTTTGAAAACGTCACGAGCAGCAGTAAGGCGCAGAGCACCATTCGGCCCGCCGTTGCAGTGAGGGCACGGCCCATCGGCGAGAGTTTGGGTGTAGACTTTCTTCGCTTGAGGCAGCAGCGTGATGATCCCACGCCGTATTGCCTGAATCGGCTCGGACTCTTCAAGGCGTTTAAGTTTGTCGTGGACTGTGGATTTTGGTAAGCCCGTGATACGGGCGACATCCCGCTCACTCGCGTCCGGTTCATCGCCTTTTGCGGCAATGATTTTAGCCGTTCCTGCGTCGATGAACGCTTTGTCGGCTCTGCCCGATTTACCCGCTTCAGTTCCCACACGTGCCGATACTACGCACGTGTCAAGGGATTCCCACTTAACGATTTTCGTTTTAGACTTAACGATTTTCTGCCAGAGGAGGCCATGTTGGAGATTCGACCTGGGGATAAACAAGCAGCATCGCCGAGGATTTGCGTCCATCCGCCCTTGTACGGGAACGGCAAATGCAGCGGCTTAAGCGCGTCCAAAAGCAGGGCAGCAGCCTCTTCACGTGAGAGTTTCTCGCTCAAATCGCGAGCGCCTCCTGCGCGGTGGGCATGGGAGTGGACTTGTGACCGATGGGGAGATCAGGGGAGTCGGCGAGTGAGATACGAATCACCGCCCCGTGCCAGTCGTCGTCGATCAGCTTGCGGATTCGACCGTCGACCACCTGGGCATCGTCGTGAATGATCCCGGACCAGGTCAGTCCATCCAGAACCGCCTTGTCGAGATTGTCACGATCGGGCTTGGTGAATTTCCACAGATCGGCCTTGCGAAACCCGGACGGCTTGGCGAAGTGGAAGTCGATGTCCACGCAGAGACCAGCCCTCGCAGTGGGTTTGGCCCATCCTGCCGCTATGGCCGCCTGTTGCGCGAAGTGTGCAATCACATCCTTCCACGCGTTGGCGCCGTCCGGGGTGTAGACTCTCACGAACGCACCTGCACGCATTGCCTTGGTTCGTGGCTGTGCCACCGGAGTTCCCGGCACGCGGATGATTAGCTCAGTCACCGCACTCCCACGAACACGTCACGCCCCGAGAGAATCGCATTGAGCATTCTCACTGCCTGATCCGGGGTGGCGTGCATGATGTCACTTGCGTTGTGAACCTCATCCCGCTTGATGCTCGGCTTCACCGAGTCTGTGGGCTCGCCGATGTAATCCCGCGCGTACCGCTCTTTGCTCTTGCGTCGATTGGCATCACGCGATGACGCTCGCGCTTTTTCGGGGTTATTTTCACGCCAGAGCCTTGCCGCTTCACGATGCCGCTGGACCTTTTCTTCCGTCGTCACGATACCCTCCCGGCGCCGAGATACAACCCGCTCGGCAATGTCTCGTTCTTTCGCTTGGCCTCAGCCATCAGCTCGTCCCCGATCTTTTCCATCGGCACCTTGGCCTTCATCAGCTTCGCCGTCAGAGTGAACCACCACGGCGCACCGTGCTTGCCAGCAATCCGGTCCATCGTGGCAACCGGACCCGTCAACTTCGGCTCATCCCTTGTCACTCGCTGGATGAACTGCGACCACACCGGGAAGAATTCGAGATCGTTGAGGCAGTACCGGGCCGCGTCGTTGACTTGATCCGCTGTTAGCCGTGCCGCGTTGACATTGCCCATCCAAAGCCCGATGAGCTTGTCATTTACCTTGCCCTGCACACGCCAGTTGATCGCCCACGCATCAATTGCATTCAACACCGCCGCCTTCACGTCATCCGGCATTGGTAGAGCCGACCAGTTGACGCCTTGCTCTGTCGATTGCGTTGTCTGTTCCATTGCCATTTCCTTCTCTCAGTGCGTTGATCCTCGACTGCATCACCCGTATCGTCGTGTTGGCTCGCTGCCATTCGTCCGGGCCGCGAATGAACAACGAAGCCAAACGGCAAGCCTCGGCCAAACCCCCAGAGGCTTGAATTAGCTTTGGGATGGCTTTGGCATCGCCGGGGATGTCCACGTACTTGATTTTCCGGTCGGCCAAGTACTCAGCCCGCCAGTGTTCAAAGAAGTCTTCGCGGTCCTTTTGCTTTTGGGGTTTCTCAGAAAGAGCATCCAAAACAGGCGGAGTCGAAGACGACGCGGCCTGTTTGTTCTGTTTGTTCTGTTCTGTTCTGTTTAGGCGTCGATGCGGCCACTTAAGTCTAAGTCCCGCAACATGGATAGATGTCAATTGTCTGACGTTTGTCGGATAAAAGTCTCGTGCGTTACCAAAACTCGATATTTTTATCGCGTTGGACTGATGAAGTTCGTACAAATGTCTGACAAATGACCGACGATTTGTGCGTGCGAGACCGAGCGCATTTTGCAGAATTCTGGCGTCACAGTACACTTCTGGAATGTCCTCCCAGCGGTGCCTCCAACAGAAACCAAGTAGCCGGATGTAGAGACTATGGGCCTGTGGCGAGACGGTTGCCACGACCGGATGAGTCCCGTCAATAATGGATATTTCAATAGGTGGGTAATCTTCGTCCAGGTTCGGCTTTCTTGCCTTGCCTTCGGCGTGTTCTGTTGTCGTTTCCACTCGCTCTATCTCCCCACCCCAACGCCAAAACGCGGCCCAGTCTGAGGCTTGCCGCTTCTTAGGTTATTCAGTTGTCTCTGAGAGTCTGACCCTCTCAGCCGATCCCTGCACCTGCGTGATGTAGTCGTATGCCCTCGATGCTGTTAGTACATGATGTACTGCCCCGATCCCATCGGCGCCCCGCTGCTGAATTCTATGGTGATGTGTTTTCTTCGAACATCGGAACTGGCCCACCTTTTTTCTGATAGATCGTCAGCGCACGGATTTGATAGCCGAGACCGACAGTCACCCCAATGACTTTGACCAAGATCGAATTCTTCGGAGGTGGGCATACGAGCAAGTGAATCATTCCAAACTTCCGTCCCGGCCGGGTGACGCGGCAGAGCTCGCGCAATACGATGGTCGTCGGGGGATATCCAGTGCCGTACTGGCGCGCCCATGCTGGCGTGTATGGAGGATCCGCGAACGCCGCGTCGAATGCATCGTCGCAAAACGGGAGTGCTTTGCAGTCGGCCACAACCCGTGGCTTCACGCCGGCGCGAATGTCGACAGTGATCCCGGTCCGGACGTACCCCGAGCAGACGTGCAGAATGTCCTCGGCGGGGGTATCGAGGTACTTCGTCGCGACCGCCATGAACCCTTTCGGAAATCGGCCGAACAAGGGAACGTCGACGATCTCGTTAAGCGAGAAGATCGCCGGCTGTTTCATGACCGCTCCCGTTGTGCATTGACGCTTCCCTTTATGGACCGGGAAGTCGTAGATTGTATCGGTTGCTCTACGCAATGCACGTCTCCCCGGGCTCCAACTGCATTACTTCCTGCCCCTGCCGTTCCCGCTCGCGGATTTCCGCCAGCATCGCATCGTAGTCTCGCTCTTCGGATTCCATGACCGTTACACAATGGGCATAGTCAACGACCAGGCCACCTTCGTCGATTGCCCGCGCCATCGACGCGTACTCTAAATGCATCCACTTGGCGCGGATGGCGTGTTCCCGTAGCTCAGACATTGGCGCATTTTTCAGCCATGAGTCATTCATTTTTCGCCTCCGCCGGCCAGTTGGCCGGATATTCGCGGTAGTCGATCACGTCCTATCCTCCAACTGCGGTTGCTTGAATCCGCTGTCGAGTACGCACTGAAACAGCGACTGGCCCGTATTGGGATTTACCCAGTAGGGCAGGAACACTTCTTCGGTCCGCACCATGCCCACTTCGATCATGGCTAATTGTGCTTGTATCCATCTCAGAACCTGACGCCATGCAACCCGGCGGGCCTGTTCGCGATCCTTCGTGGCGCAGTTGCTTCGATCCCACGACGAGCGCCGCTTCTGAAAGATGTTAAAGATCGGATCAACGTTGATCGGTAGTCGAAACGAAACGCTCTGCGCTTTCAGTACGGTCACAGTGAAGGCCATTGCACAGGGATACTTGTGCTCGTCGTAGTCGATCATCACAGCCGAGCAACCGAACTGGCCAAGCAGTGCCTGTATCTCTGAGGCCGTTTTGCTCGCTTCGACCTTAGTTGTCTCCATGTGCATTGCCTTAGCCATTCACTCCCCTATTCGTTTCCTTGCGGCCCGTCGTGTCGGATGCGCGGGTCATGAGGTGGCGTCTTTCGTCTGTGGCATACCAATCGCATCGGCTACCATTTCCGAGAAGAAGTCTGACGCACCCCTTCGGTACGCTTCGTCTTCGCGGAGACGCGCCACTTGCTCAAATTCGATATGCGGTAGCAACAGAATTGATAAGTACGGCTCGGCCGGGAGTTGATCGACGTGTTGCGCCGTGGCCCAAAAACCAATCCGGTCGGGGTGGTGTCGATAGAAGTAAAGACACTGATCCTCATAGACATGCGGAGAGGATTCGACGATTTCAGGGTAGGGTATAGGCCACCACTTGATTTTTCTCATGCGATGAATGAAGTCGTGATGTGTCGCCAGCATCTTCGTCGCCATCCACCCATTTATCACAACACCCTCAGGCATTCACTCCCCACTCTCCCCTGCCTGCGCCCGGAGCGCGGTGAGTTGGTCGCGAATGATCGGCCATGCCGCACAGAACATTTCCCCCTGACGACACCCTGGGGCCACCGTCACCCAATGCCAACCGTCTGATTCTGGCACATCACCATCACGACATTTACGGCACATCATCTTTGCCGCCTCAATCTTCGCCATCACATCGCGCTCGGCGAGGAGGGCGGCGAGATCGTTATCGTATGCGGCCTCTGCCTGCTCCATCGTATCCATCGCATGCTCAAGGCCCCATTCAATGCCGTGCGCCTTGCGAAACTCCCGCGCCGCCTGTTCCGTGGTTGGGTTAGTCGGCATTAGTTCGCTCCCTGCGGATGACCCACTCCGCATTCCTCAGTGCGTTACTTTCTTGACGCTTCCGTTTTGATGTGGTTAGCCTCTTAGGGATTCCAGTCACATCAGACCACGTATACCCACACCTAATATCGCCGACGATACGCGCACTAATTCCAAACATCTTTCCTATATCCACGCAGGTTACACTACTCGGTAGACGTGCTATTGTTATCGCATCAGTCGGGCTGATCTTACACCTCGTTTTCTTGCCGCCCACGAATGACCTGCCCTTGATATTGCAATCAATCGAATTGTCGCGTTGACTTCCAAGAAAGAGATGCGACGGATTAACACACGATGGATTGTCGCACTTATGTAGAATGTTTTTGTTCTCCGGGGGCACGGAGTGGTGTATCACCCAAGATACCAATGTGGCACGAGTGTTCCTGCACCTAAAAGAAAAAACCCCATATCCAATTCCGGCCTTCCCGCCACGCCACACCCAACACCCACTCGGCCCGTTCTTGTCAACCTTCGACCAGAACCGCGCCACGTCCTTTTCGGATAATTGCATATCTGCTCCAACGAGGACTCCTCCCTCGATGCCCAGCGGCATCCAGCAAGATTGCTGGACAGAGCGAGTCGGGAATCCTCTTACGTTGTCGCTGTACGGGAATCTGCTGGATGCCTGTACGCCGATCAATGTACCCGCTTTACCTATGAGAGTCAAGACACAATCCCTTGGTTATCCCGAACACGCTCTCGCAATTCCAGTAGCTCCGATAGGGCGGCGCGCACAAGCCCATCGAGACGGGACATGGCGGCGGGGGAATGCGCGGCGATGTACAAGCCGTTGCCCTCTGAGGCCCACGCCGCCCCGCGTCCATATTTTTCAACAGGGAGACGACAGATCGTGCTATACGGCTCGTCGTCGTAATCGCAACCCGTAAGCTCTCCCCCATCGACCGCCTCGGCCTCACCTTCCTTGTCCCGGCAAAGCGTCCACTCACCCGGCGTCGCCTTCTCCCGTTTCGCCTTCAACTCGTCCAGCAGGGCCAGCAGTTGTGTGGTGGTCATACACTCTCCTTGTGCGCCGCGAGAAGGGCGCGGGCGTCACACTCATCCGCACATTGGCCCTTTCTATGCCCGCAAACAAAACAGAATCCGGATGGGAATTGGTGCCGCCTCACACACTCCACCCACGGCTCAAGTTTGGCGGAGGTGTGGGCGGCGATCAATCGCCCCGCGATAGTTCCACTATTATCAGACCTCCACCCCTGACGCGTCTGATAAATAGCCTCCTCGATGCGCTCGCCAACTTCAAAGGCAACCTCTTCCGCATCCGTCGCCCCGGCGTCCAAAATCGCCCGGAGCCGCGCGTTCTCGGCTTCGGCGGCATCGAGTCGGGCGAGGATGCGCAAGGTTGACTCAGGGCCACATACATTATGCGTATAGTACCGGTCTCCATGTTGAAGCCGCCGACGGTACTCAGCAATCTCCTCATCCGTCGCAATTCGCGTCATGGCTTTGTCCTCTCGGCAAGGGCCGCGTCGTGATCCGTGATCCGAGACAGAAAACCGTGTGCCGCGCTCAGGATACTCAGCCGGGCGTCTTTGTCTCGCGTCGACGCATACGCCTGCATCTCGCCAGCGCACCACTCAATCGTCTCACGCGCAATGCGGACACGACCATACTCGGCTCGCAACTTGACACGATCCAGCAACGCCGGTGACGGTGAACCACTCAGAAGCCAAACGTCCCGATAGCCAAGCAACTTCATCAATTGGCCCTCAGCCTGCATCTCCTCATCCGTCGGCGTTGGATCGAGGAGTGGGATTATCCGTGGGTCGGTCATTGCGGTCATGGTTTCACCCCTTCATGCACTTGGATTTCCAGTGTGGCAATTCGCTCCTGTAGCTCGCGCTCAACGTCTCGCACGTATCCGAGAACGGCCCGCGCAAAGTCGGACACGTGCGCCTCAACGATTAGCGCGTTACGGGGGCTGTCCTGCGCCTTGGCGTCGGCGTCGTAGACTTTTAGTGCGGCCTCAAGTTCATCGTGAATATCGCCGTGAGTATCAATAACCGCCCGTGCCGCCGCGACAAGCGTTTCGATGGGGGTCATGTCAGCCATTAGCCTTCTCCGCCTCTTTCTTGATGCGCTCAAGGTTCTTCTCTGTTTCGTGGGTATCGCCGCCGGTCGGCACAACCATAAAAACATCCTTGGCTATCGAGATTGGTAGCTTGACGCTCTCAATGACGACTCCGACCAATGCGCTAAATAGACTCATCATCTCTCACTTTCCGTTTAGAGTTGCGGCGGTGCCGACTCGAACGGCCCCGGTTTTGCGTTCATTTTTCAGGCCCTTCAGCCCTGGTGGATCGACGCGCTCCATGCTTTCGCTCACCGTAAACGCTATCGCCCCAGCAAATGACTCGCTTGTGCGTACCCTATCCACGCCGACCGCCGCCACTTACGCGCGTTAGGCTCCCCAATAATCCCACTCGTGCCGCTCGTCATCGGCTGTTCCGCCTGGATTTTCCCGATACGAAAAGCAGGCCATCGGACCATAGGTGCCCTTGTAAGACTTCGCTTCCCAATTTGATTCGCAAGCAACGAGAACAGCCGCGTCGTCTGGATTGCCCCCGCCGCAAGCACGACTGTCGTAGAGGAAGAACAGGCGCTTCGGTTTACGCTGACTGTTCATGCCTTCCCTTCCAGCCGCGCCAGGCGGGCGGCGATTCCCTGAATCTGCACCAAGGTTGAATGCAGAAGCGTAAACAGTTCTGTGTTGTTCGGGTGCTCGCCCCATGTCGTTAAGAGCCGCGCCGTTTCTGAATCATCAAGACACGTCTCCGTCTCCACCTTCGGCGGATCGAGGACGGCGGAAAAGGCGGTGCGGAGACGACACATCGTTTCAGACATCGAGTGTGAGTCAACTGCGTCGTCTTTCCAGTCGCGCAACGCGTCTTTCACCGCCTCGATCATCTTCTCGTCGAGCAGGACGGGGTTGGGGGTCATTTCGCCGCCCCGACAGCCGCACGCAACAGCGAACCGTAACGGTTGTTCAGATCCTTCACCTTTTCGGGCGATGCACCAAAGCTCGGTACAAAGTCGCCCGGATTCATCCAGCCAGCCTTGTAGATTTCCTCACCGTTGTATATCTCGGACTTTACCGTTACCTGGACCTCGATGTCGGGCGGTAGGTCCATGAACGTGTCGAGACTGCCATTCCACTTGAGCGACTTCACAAGCTGGTCAACTGCCGTTTGATTGACAGCACCCTCTTTCCCGACGATGTAGTAGGTTCCACGTACGACGTGCGGCGCAGCTTCGGACCAGCTCACCCACTCAGCCCCGTCCAGTTGTGCCTGCACGAGAAATTCGATAGAAACACCAACGGACTGACTGCCTTCCTTAGTGCGAACGCTCCACGAGAGCGGCTTGACCTTGAATATGCCCTCACGCTTCAACGGCTGGTTTTCCATGCCTTCCATTATTTGCCACCCTTCATAATTGCATTCCAGATTTCCCCGTCAGCCGCATTCTTGAACGGGCGGTTGTCGATTGGTGTACGAGACTTGGCGATATGCGTTGGAAGCTCAGACGCAAAGATCGTCCGCGTTCCCCCGCCCTGCCCTTTGCCGTCTTTCGTGATTACGTCATAGCCAATGAACAGCACATAATCAGCCCACTGGATGACGCGATTGCGAATTGACGACTGCCCAGACTTCGGAGATTGAAGATGCGGCTCGTAGCGAATGTAGTCTTCGCCAGCCGGGTTCGGCACGTTGGCCGTACAATCATGGGCAATGAGGATGACATTCTTCCCGGCGCGAATCAGATTGTCGCAGTCAGCCAGAAACAGGAGGAACGTGTCGTATAGGTGGCGGTATCCCTTGCCGAATCCATAGGCCTCAACATTGTCAACGAGGTTCCCGCGTTCATTCTTGACTGTCGCCAGAGTATGAGCCAGCGCCCACGACTCGAGAACCGTCACACTGTCGATGACGACAGTTTTCTTAGGGGAGGACAATAGCGAGTTCAGACATTCGCGTACATCGGTAAAGGTGTAAAGCAACCTCTCCCCGTTTGGTCCCTCGATCCTATCGACCGAGATAAACTTCGCGCCGTCCTCGACATCGAGAAATACAGGATCGGGAGCAAGGCCAGCGAGTGTTGACTTCCCGCCGCCACCAGGTGCGTATATGACTATGCGTTTTCCGCCAGCCCCGATAACGCCGGAACTGATATTAAACGCTCTCCGTGTTCCGTCTGTCGCCACAGGCTGCGCCACTCCGTTTGTCTTTGGTGGTGGCGGCGGCGGCGGTGCTTTCATTGTTGGTGCTGCCATTGAATTACTCCTGAACTTGCGCGGCTTGCCCCGCGCGGGCTTCCCGATTCAATTCGGGATGTACGTTATCGACCTGGGTAAATCCTGGCGGTATCCCGCCGTTCAATCCACAGCCAGAGCAAATCGGCAGGTACTCACACGACCGTCCGAAGTCGAAACACGACGAGGGATTTTTGTACCAGCGGTTAGTGCGCTGTGCTTCGCGGATCGACTGTTGCTGTTGCCATATCTCCCCGGCGCAATCCTCTAAATCTTGATCGAGTCGGGCGATTTCGATCCGCGCGAAATACTTGGATGGGTCCTCGGCAATTGCCGCCGACACTCGCGCCGCAAACTCTTCCGGCGTTTCGTCAATGGCCCGCTGATTGGCGTAAAGCGTGCCGTCGGCTTTGTACTTGCGCTTGTCTTCGGGTGTGGCTTTCAGCGGGCGCAATGATGGACGGCGTGTCACGTCATAGAGAACGGTCTGGATATCGTGGCCGAGTTTCCGCGCGGCGATGACGTAGATGGAAAGCTGCGGGTCAAGATGAAGACGCGTCCAGTAATCCGCACCGGGCGTGAAGTCCAGTGAAGTCGTCTTGTATTCCATGAGCGCGAGCCGTCCATCGGCCAGCCGCACGATCTTGTCCAACACTCCCGCCAAATCCCAAATTGGCGTAGGTGCGCCGGTATCGGGATTGACAAGCGGGATCCGAAACGGCTGCTCGGTCGCGACAATCTCAATCGAATAGTCGGCCCAGCGGGTCTTATGCGCCGAATACATGGCGGCGACAATCGCACGGTCGTATGCGTTCTCCAGCCGTTCGTCGATTCCTACTCCAGCGTCCAGCCCCTTAGCGTCGCATTCGAGCGCGTAGTGAAACGCCGAACCGACACGCAGAGCCTCAGATGTTTCGACGGGCCGCAGCTTCCGCTCGTAGCGGAGATAGTGCTTGCGCGGACACGCCCGGAAACATGAGAGTCGTGAATGCGTTAGGAGTTCAGGCATTTGGACTCCTGCGTTTCTTCGAGCATGATTTCCTCGGCCTGGGCGTCCGGCTTGCTGAGTGCAAACCCCTGCATGTGCATGGTTGCCGCACACTCGGAGTCTATCAATGCCGACTCCGGTACACCGTCGTCGTTGAGCCGCTGGCAAATCCACGCCATCTTGAGATTGCGGATGGGGCGCCCACAATCGGCGCACGAGTATTCGCTTGCGTTTTCCTGTCCCATGATTACCTTCCTGTCTCAGTCGTTCGAGTTCGGTCCAGCCCCGCTCCCCACGAGCGGGGTTTGTTTTAGAAATCTTGCGGTGCCTTCCCCGCGAGAGCCGGATCCGTATCGTAGTAGTTTGTCGCGTTGACCGGCGGCGCAACAACAGGCGTCTCTTGCGTTATCTTGAACGAACTCCCGTAGCTCGTAATTTCACACTTCACGCCGAGGTACTGGAATCCGCTTTCTCCGAGAGGGGTCGCCTCGAAACCGACCGCCTCCGCGATCTCTGCCGGAATCCTGATAACCAGAGTCTTATCGGGACTCGGTATCGGCTTGACGCTGAACTTGAAATCAGACATGTCTTTCACCTCCCTCGCCTGTGAA